CATATGAGATCTTACGGCCATCAAGGATAGTCTTTACATCCCTATTGTCAAGGAACAGCTTCTTAACATCATCTACAGTATCTGCAGCAATAATATCCTTGTAGATCTCAAATGCTGCCTGTGACATTTGAGCTTTAGTATAACGGAATCCGTTAACAGTAGCATCGAAATCACCAGCAGAGCGAGTAGCCTCTGCAATATCAAGGATAATGTCTCGTGACTGAAGATTACCCCTAGCCAGGTCCATATAAGCCCGCTCAGACATAATCGGTGCAGGGCTTCCAGAAGCGCCTCCAAGCTTGATTGCAGCCACATCAGCCATATTCCTAGCCATGTTACCTGGAGGAATGCTCAAGGCTGCTGTAGAGCCCTCTGGGAACATGTTAGGACTGATGTATGCATCAACACCTGCAACACCTTCTGGATCATCAAAAAGACGTGCTTTACCTACTTCATCAATTTGTAGATCCCTAGAGATCTGTTGACGTTGAATAAAGGAATCCAGGGGATTCTCAGTAAGACTGGATTTACCTGTAGAAAGATACTCAGTAGTTAGAGTTACTGATTCATCCTCAAGGGACTTAATTGCCTTATTGATATTATCTAGATCAACACTATATTGAAAAGCATTAGCAGGATCTTGAGCAATCAGTGTGGAATACTGATCTGCTTGAGCTTTAAGTGCTTCAGTTTGGGTGTTAATTTCAGAGATGCGTACGGACGTTGCTTCATCTGCATTAACCATAGCCTCTGAAGCCTTATAAGCTTTAGCGGTGTTGTCATTAGGTTTGAACCAATCCATCACGGATCGACCAGCATTCCACGAATAACCAATCAAATCACCTACAACACTCAAACCAGCAGATTCATAGATATTACGTTGGCGACGTACTTCAGGAGAATCAGTGTCTTTAGTAACAAGTGCATCAGGAACAGGAAGCCACGGTGCTACTTCTTTAACAGCAGTAGATATGGTTTCTTCCTCAGATTGATCACTAATAACATTGACACCAACATCACCACCAACTGCAACACCAAGAGTAGTCAATCCACGCAGTAGACCACCAGCTTGTACAGTCTTACCAACGGTAGATGCAGCACCGCCAACAGCTAAGCTAGGCAGTACCACACCAGCCTGTACGGCCTTACCAGCTGTTGCAGCAGCCCCACCTACCGCAATACTAGGAAGGACAATAGAGGCGGCTTTACGGGCCTTATCGAAGGCAGGGTTCTGGTATTTGGTGTGTTTATCCCAAGCATCATCGATCCACTCAGCACCAGGGATACGACCAATGGCATCCATACCAAAGTCAATAAGACCCATACCAGCAGCACCAAGACCTTCAAGGGTACGTTGGGCATACTTACCTACATCCTCACCAAGTGTAGCGTTAGGGTCACCACTACCATAAATAAAACCACTACCACGATTAAGTGGTTGTTGAGCTTCAGGTTTACCACCACCAGTAAGTTGTTGTACAGCTTGCTGTTGAGGTGATTTTACAGGTTGTACATTACCAGCAGCTTGATTTTGTGCAGCTGTTGGTTCCTTAAAAGTAGTTTGAGCTGCTGTCTGTGGCGTGTACTCAGGAGCTTGTGCTTGTAACTGCTTCTCCTCTTCTGCGTACTGTGCCTCTAGACGCTTCAGCTCTTCTTCATCAACAAAGGGGGTTTGGGTCATACGGATTTACCATGTAAGAAACTGAAACGCCGTCCATCCGGCAGTTGAATAATCAATTTATCTCCGTGTTGAGTGCGTGTTTTTGAGACAACACGAGCACCATTTTGAATGAACACCCTAGAACCTTTGGCAGTACCATAATCAATGCCGTGCGAACCACGCGCAACATGACCAGCAAAAGTATCGGTAATAGGAATACGGCTCAATGGGACTCGTCCGTACTGAGGGTCATCGACAACGACAAACTGATCGAGAGCTTTAGCAGAAAATTCTCTAGCAAACTCATTAACTGGCGTATTGGGGTTGTCTTGTTGTTTAACATCAAGATGAGGACCAGTAGAAGTAGGACCAATGTTATCGGTGATGTAGGCAAGAGTAGGACGCATATATGCAGTGTTACGTCCAGGTGTTTTAGCCTTGGTGAAGGGTTGATCAACGTTAACACCCATCTGCTGCATAATACGGACAATCTTACCAGGATACGCAGCTTCACCACCAGCATAACCACCAGCCGCAATAGCTTCAATAGCTTGGCGTGGTGTCTTAGCAGCCTTTAGACCAGGAGCATAGCGAGGATCAGTCATCAGGTTCATGAAGTCCTTAGCAGACTCCAAAGGCGAAGCATAGTCCCTCCAATAGGAACCATTCTTCATTGTGCCTTGACCAGGACGTGCCTTAATGTTAAAGACATTATTCTTACCTGAATGGTATTTACCCCATCCACTTTCCAATGCCCACATAGCAGCCATTACTTGCGGGAAAGCAAAACCAGCTGCATTGCCAAGAGACATCACATCAGTGTAACCAGCATTGCCTGTACGCACAGTAGCAGGTGCATTACCAGAACCAATGATAGCAGTATTGAGGTTATCCTGTGTTAGCTTATTGTTTTCAAAGATAGCTTTCAACCGAGGGTCATTGAGCTGATCTTGAAGTTGTTGTTTGAATCCAGGAGTAACTTTAGTGTTATATCCAGCAGCTTTAAGTTGAGCATTAAGAATATCCGTAGCGCTCATATTCTGTGTAGTTTTAGCTAGATCATTGAAGAACAGCGGAACAGAAATGGGGCGACCACTCTCAAGGCGATTGTTAATATCTGCTAGCATAGCAGGACTAACAAGGACCTTTTGATTTATAATACCCGGATTATTCCTAAACTGTTTAACGGAATCCGAGGCATTAATAGCATCAATATACCTTGGGGCACCAGGATGATTACCAGGAGTAAATGCACCATAAAAAGCTTGTGTGCCTTTTGCAGCTGAAGAGGTTGTTACAGCAAACTTACCAGTGCGTTTTGTGATTGCATTAAGCACATCACCACGAGCCTTTTCAGATGCTTGGCCAGGCTCCATTGTTTTAGCATACGTCTTAAACTTACTGTTGTAAAGACGCAGTGCATAATCAGAAGCAGACCTAGCACTAAAGTGAGCAGTCTTATTAGTGCTGTCACCAATCAAATTACTTTTAATAGCATCAGTAAACTCATTCTTAAGTACGTCTTGACTGATGCCTGCAGTAGCTCTAGCCTTTTCTAGCTCCTGAGCACGAGCACGGTATGTCTGACGAACAGTAGCAGGTACACCAGGCTGATCAACATCTTCCGTGGTAAGGGTTCCCTGCTCATAGGCAGCATCAAATTGTTCAGTCCAGAAGTCAACATTACGTTGTTCGTTACTGAAAGCAAGATAAGACTTCAGACGATCAGTAGGAATACCTTGAGTTTCTGCTTGTTTAATAACATCTTGCAGAACCTTCTGATCACCATTCCAGCTACTAGCAGTCCAATCAAGTAGCTGCTTCTCAGCTTCCTTATTCTTCTGACGCTCTTCAGCTTCTAGGAGACTAAACTCTTTCTGTGAATCTTGACGACGCAGATTGATTAGTTCGTCGTAATCACGAGGGAATCGATCTTTCCAGCTTTGGCCTTGATCAGTTTTAGCTTCAGACAGGATACGTTCTACATCCTGGTCAGAGTAACGAGTTGTATCACCAAGTTCTTTATAAATAAGTTCCTTAGCACCGGCTCTACCAATTGGAGTTTTGCCATCTGCTCGATACGTTCTAGATAAAGAAAGGAATGCGTTATTTAGTGTTTCTCCATTCTTAGCACGAGACAGGTTAGTAAGAGCTTCATCACGAAGAGTTTCTGAGTTGTTAATAACATCAGCCTTACGTGCGTCTTCAACTAATGAGTTATAAGCTCCACGCATTTGCATGAGACCTTTGGCCATGAAGTCAGCCTTCAAGCCAAATAACCCACGATCCTTTAGGAAGTCACCAAACAAGGTAGGCATAGCTGCAGTACGATCCGCAGCTGTAACCGCACCCATCTCATCTAACTTACTTTGAGCATAACCAGGAAACTCAGCCATACTCATTTCCATGTACGCTTTAAGGCGTCCATAGTCCCTAGCTTTATTACCAGTCAGGAGACCCATAACAACATCAGGACTGGCCCCGCGTTGTTGTAGTTCGCCTGCAACTGTATTAGTGGCTTCACCAGAAGTTTGAAGAACGGTTTCACCAGCCGCTTGCCGTTGGAGACGATCAGCATCAATCTCACCGGAAGCAACTTCCATGTAACCATTCAGCGTATCCTGTTCGTCCTTAACTTTCTTATACTCAGTAAGAGTTTCTGAAATTGTAGTACTAAACTTAGATAGACCTTCTAGAGTTTCGACAATCCTCTTGCCTTTATTTAGCTCATTTTGAACTAAAATTTCAGCATTCTTTTGTACAGCTTGTTGACGATTCTCTCTGAGTTTCGTTTCCCAAGCATAATTCTGTTGACTGTTTTGCTGTTCAAGGCTGAACTTACGTTCTAGTCCAGCCCCATACTCGTCTCTTACCTGTTTAATCTCACGACGGTTTTCTTCCATACCACGTATGGTACGGTTATCGCGCTCTTGCATACGATCGAGCGCACCGTAGGGAGCTTTAACAGGATCAAAACCAATACTACGGGCGTACCCTCTGTAGCTTACTTGATCCATTTAAGTTAGATAAAAAGATTACTAAATACTACTTTAAGTTATTTTTTGGGTGCAGGTGCAGGTGCAGGTTGTGATGATGGTTGCGAACTACTGCGTGGTTCAAAAACTTTGGCGTTAGCCAATCCAGCAATACTCGAACCGACACCACTAAGTGCATTAGCCCAACCACTAAAGCTAGAAGTGGACATAGCACCTTTGATTGGTTCAGGACCGAAATCATAAACTGTTGGCTTTCTAGGAGCAACCATCACAGCTTTAGGTGTTTTGAGAGGTTTAGGCGCATCTGGAGTACGCTCAGGTTGTAGCATACGTGCCGCTTGCGCTGAAAGATCCGCTCCATATTTATCAGCAGCAATCTTTTTCAATGCAGCCTCTGTTTCACCCCTAGCACTTAGTAAGGAATCAAATAGAATAGCTTGGTTACGGCCAAGTGCTGCTAATTGTGCTTGCTCTCCTTTTTCAGCACTTCTCCCTTGCTGACCTTTGACAGCTGTAATTCCCTCAGTATCTAGCGCTTTAATGATAATGTCTTGATTCTGATAAGCAATTTCATTTGTAGCATCTTGAAGTCTGCGATACTCAGCTTCATTAGCTGCTTGCTGGGCTAGGGAATTATAAGTTAGTTGCTGACCATATAGCTCTTCAGATTTACGGTATTGACGCATTTGCGTCTGATACTCAAAATTCTGAATCTTTAATTTATAAAGATAATCATCAAGATTAGTCTTATCCTTAAAGGCAGCAAGGGTCGCTTCGTTGCGTACACCAGCATTAAAGTTTTTAACAGCTTGGTCGTAATCAAGAGTTATCTTAGCTTGATTAGCTTTCCAAACTTCCTTATCGTATTCGTACTGTTTTTCTATTGCCTTTTTTTGGGCACTCGATGATTGGGAAGACGAAATGCCCCCCATAATGGCGCTGCCAATTCCAACGACAGCACCAATAACGTTAAATGGCATAATCAGGCCCTCCTATAGAATCCAGGTGAATACTGTCCCTCCCACTGCATAGCAACAAGGCTAACAGGGAATGGGTTATTTGACAGTACTTTCATAACGTAGTTGTCAGGCCTTTGATAGATTGGCACATTGTAGACATAGGATGTAGTGAAAGGAGAAGTATCAGCTTTATAGAAATCTGCTAAACGAACGCTAGGGATATTAGTCCAAGCAGCTCTAGTATTATCTGTAATACTGAACCCAACAGTACCACCAAGTCCTGTGTAGAATTTCATCCGAGCAGTTCTGGTATTACCAGTAAAGTCATAACCTTGATCACCTGCTGAATAGTTATACCTAGGAAGAATAATTTCCATCTGGTACTCATATCCTACAAAGATATAATTAGCAGTAACATTACCTGGAATGTTAAAATAACTACCACCACCATCAGACAATACAGTAATAGTATTATTATAACCAGAGTATGTGTTTGCACCGCTTATAGGTGTACCAACAACATACTGCAATGTTTTACTGGTATTAAAGTGAGTAGGTAGGTAGACTTTAGTTACACCATTAGCGTATGTAGGAGTGGATGTAATTCGGAACCAAGCATCAAGGTGAGGATCAACTGCATTACCTAATGCATTAATCAATCCACCAGTTGTAGGAGATAGAACCAAGTTATGTGCTAGTACCGTATACCCCTCTGTACCTGTTGTTACGATGAAAAGTGTATCACTTTGGATGGCTGTATGCAGTACATTTGATGGTAGAGTCCAGCGTATCCAAGAGGATAGTTTACGCTCGTTTCCTTCGTCATAGTACCTGTACAAATAGATCGTTGGACTAGTTCTACCAGAACCAACCCAAAGGCCGTTCTGGGAGCTTCCAGAGGCCATAGAGATCGATTGTGGTATCCACTCTGGTACTGCTCTTGTAGACTCAAATACACCAGGAGCTTCACGTTGTCCACGAGGTGCAATTTCAAATGTACGTGCCCAACTTGGATTCTTACTGACAAACATAGTTGTAGCACCAAGGTCAACTGGTTTTACATACTTGTCAGACTCATAGTTTGAAATAGTGCGAATTGTTACGGTTGAAGGAGTCCAAGCACCATTCTCTGCTTCCATCAAAAACTGTTGATTAGCACTAAACAAAAGCAGTCCTTGTGGACTAGGGATAACAGAGTGAACAACAGCTGGTTTAATACTAGATACACTAAGATCAATCGGATCAGCTGCAACTTGAGTCAAAGCTGATTTACTATAAAAATTATAGTAATCACCAGCTTGAGACATTGAGATGTTGTCATCTGTAAGAAACCCTAGTCGATTAGCAAACAAGAAAATATCTTGAATTGTACTTCCAACAAAACTAGGATGACTGTTGGTAGTATCATCACCAACAAGACGAGGTTCCCAAGTAAGTGCTAGGTTATTAACCGTTAAAGTTCCATTCAACGGAGCAGCTTGAAAGTTACCATTAGACAACCTAACCAATACAATAGGCATGGTTGTGCTATCTAACCCAGTGCTCACATCAGGTGCAATAGTCTCTTCCCAGTAACCAGGATTGAATGATCCACTTACTGTAACATTACCACTAGTAGTTTGACTAGTACCTGATGTATAGGTAAACTGTGTTGTACTACTAACTGTAACTGCGTATGTACCATTAACACCTGCTCCGGTAGAGAATACCATAGTAGCAAGGTCGTTTGTACTAAAGCCGTGAGCAGCTGTAGTTGTAACAGTTACTGTTGTACCAGTTTGACTGTAAGTACCTGATGTACCAGTATTTTCTCCAACAAACTTGACATAGTAATCGGCTGCAGCACTAGAGGTGTTAGCAACTTTAACTACTAAATTACTAGTACATTGTTCCGGTAGTCTAGTGATAGAATCAACCGAATTATTAAAGACTCTAATATATTTACCATCAGTACTAGCGTTACCACCAGCAACTGTAACTGTCATATCAGCTGTACTAGTAAGAACCAATACACCATCGACAATTGTCTTGGTTAAACCAAGTCCAGCAGGAAATCCAATAGCATCAGAAATACCCTTCATTACTATAGGAATAGTCAAAAGGGTACCACCAGCGTTTGTAGGAGACGTGTATGTATACGTTGTCCTATTAATTGTAACACTGTAAGTGGTGTTATGTTCAAGCATCATCAAAGATATGACAGCTTGACGCTTTGGAGTAAATGAAGGAGCTGTTAGTGCAGCAACTGTTTTTTCACTGTTGACAATATAAGTGAAGTCATTAACAGTAAGTGCTTTAAGATTCCTATAGTCGGTTGCTGTTAGATAAGACGAAATACCACTCTGTGTAACTAGCTTTTCAACTCCTGTTGTCAGATCCCAAACCCTGATTACCCCACCAGAGGTAACAGTAGCAAGGTACTTAGTTTGATCATCCCTAAAGATAGTAAAGATTGCATTATTATCTAAGGAACCAGCAGCCAAAGAAGACAGAGTTGGTTGTAGTTGAGAAGTAAATTTACCACCAGGACGTTTGATCATACCCAAGGTAGGGTCTGGATAACAGTTCAAAGCATCCTTAACTTGCCCTGGCAGGATCTTCTCATCAGCTTGCTGCGAAACACCTCCAATAAAGTTAGATACTCTTTGAGAAACTGCTGTCATCGTACAAGTGCCCTAAATGGTTCGTAACTATTGTAGTAATCATTTCCTTTGGCAAAACCAAACATGGTGTAATTGCCCTGATTGCATTCATATTCTAAACAGACTGAACGCCTCCAAGCCTCTTGAGCTATGAGTACTTGTGCTAGATTTACATCACCAACCAATCGAGTAGCAGCTCTAGTAGCAGCTTTGGCAGCAATGTAATCCCTGAAAGGTTGTGGTAGATCGTCAAAATCAAACATCCACAAGATGTCAACTTTATATGTTACTGTCGTATCCCAAGTAAATGTATGGTTCAATCTATCATACAACTTACCATCACGAATAACAGTATCGTACTGTGTATTGTAGTAGGACCTACTAAGATCCATCTGGAGAACATTGTTAGGGATAGTTATATTACCAGATGTATCAGGAGTAACAGGATATTCATATTCTCGATTAAATGACCAACCTTCTGCTTGAACCTCTCTGCTAATGTCCATTAGGGTGTTAAAAGCAAAAGCAACTTCAGGGTTGGTTTGATCAAGCACAGTAACTGGGGCTTGTCCTATAGACCCCAGAATTTCGTTAACAGCAGCTAGTTGTGTGGTCGTATAGGGTTCAGCCATAGTTTAGATGGAAATAAAAACCATTCTCAAATAAAATAAAAAAAGGGGGACCCCGAAAGATCCCCCAAATAAATTACACAGCGGTACGTGATGCGTCAAGCGCAGGGCTATCAGCTTCAACACCAGTGTATGCGAAACGCAAGCACTGAGTTTCAGAGAACACACCAGAAGCGGTGCTAGTACCGTTGGTACGGGAAACGGAACGACGTACAGCGTGGTTGTCAGAGACAGCCAGGTTGCCGTTATCCGAATAAGTAGAAGCGTAAGCGCCAGTGACGGTGCGAGTAGCAAAGTTTACATTGCCAGCCACACCGTTGCCACCAGCAGCAACAGCAGCATTAGCCATTTTTAATTACCTCAGTTGGTATAAGAAACAGTATCAACACGGAAGGTGGCAGCAGTTGTACCAGCAACCGACAGTACATCACCAACCCGGTAACCATCACCACCAGCAGCAACAGTCTGACCAGTTACTGCTCCATCGGTGACAGTAGTAGTAAGAGTGCAGCCAGTACCATTGATGTTATCAACAGTAGTAGCCTTAGTGCCAGCAGTTTGGCCAGTACCAGCAGTGAGGCGAGTTACGGTAACAACCGTACCACCTTCACGACCAGGCTCAATAGGAGGACGCATGTAGGAGGTTTCACTATTAGTGACGCCTACACCATCAACAGGGGCGAATCCCATTATACTCCCTCCTTATCAGGAGCGAGCCGACTGCAGCTCAATAGCAGCAGCGGGGTTCAGAGTACCGCAGCCCATAGCAAGACGACCAACGATCAGGTCACCTTGGTACATCACCGACACATCACCAGAGGTGGTTTGCACGGAGGGAGCAATAGCTTCCACAACACCAGCAGCATCCTTGTAGTAGATCAGACCGCAGTGGGTGCTGAAGTTACCAGAGTAATCGTTGTTCTCACCGTTGACGGAAGAGACGTTACCAGCCAGGAAGGGCAGGTTGTTGGAACGCTTGATAGAGATACCAGCGATCTCATAGAGACCTTCACCGCTATTCAGGTTGCCTTGGGCATTACCATAGTCACGGTTGAGGATGTTGCTATCAACTTGAGAGATGAGAGCATAGTACTGACGAGGAGACAGCACAGCGGTGCGACCTTGCTTAGGAAGGTTCTTCTCATCCATGATGCTGGCAGCTTCAAAGAAAGCATCCACCAGGGCTTGAGCATCATACTCTTTGTTGGCACCCAGTTGGATCACCGAACCGCCGGGCTCAGGGCCAGGGGCAGCAGTGATGGGGTGAGCTTCACGAGCAGCTTTAGCGATCTGACGGAAGATCTTCTTGTCATATGCTTCAGCCAGAGCATAACCAATCTTCTTGGCAATCTCCGAACGCAGCGAGTAGTGAGCAAGAGTCTCATCAAGGTCATAGACGAATGCCGAGCTGATCAGCAGGTCGTCACAGACGATGGTCTTCTCTGCCACCGGAGGATCACCAGTACCCAGGATAGGAGTTCCGGGCTCGTGGTATGCAGCCTCCATACGGCCAGTGAAGATGAACTGCATAGCCTTACCATTAGTCAGCGTACGGCTTTGCACAGTTCCTTTGGCGATAGTGGCCCCTTCATAGGCCTTGAACATTTCGCCAGAAAACAGTTTCAGATAAGTTGCGTACTTGGTATCATAGGCAGTACCAAGCGCAAGAGGGGTCGAACTAGTATTATTAATCCGACCTGAAGGAGTAACAAGAGTGTTAGCCACAGTAAGAAAAGAGAGAGTTGTAGTTGTTGTTGTCTCTCTAAGCGCTTAGAATTTTTGTTTGTTTTTTTGTCTGTCTCTCCAGACCGTCTATGGCTATTGGGTATCCGCGTACGGGCCGATAGCCGAGAAGAACAGGGTCCGACTCTGAGGTGCCCTGTTCCAAGTATTGAATACTATGCCCAAGCACCGATTGAGGTGTCAGCGCCAGAGGCTCCAACTGGATATATTTTGATGTAGCTTCCAGTTTCCGTTGAGTACGCTGCCCCAGGGTTGGCAGAAAGAGTGTACTGAGGGATAAAAGTACCACTTGCGTTGACGCTAAAAGATCCCACAATCTGCACAGAAATACTATAAGCTGCAGTTGTAATAGCACTAAGAATATTTATATTGGTAGCCACTACTCGATACCCTAGCGATGGAGTGCCAATAGTTGTGCTGCTTGTATCTACACCAACACGTAGGTACTGGTAGGCAATATTGTTGAGCGTAGCTGTCCCGCCAAATGAAATACCAAAGCTATGAGAAGTAGTCCCGGAAGCTCTGGAAAATCTATACACAGCCTCAAACAAATAAACCGTAGATCCAGCTACGGTGACGCCTTTTCCAAAAACGCTTTGGGCTGATGTGCCAGTGCCACCGGCTAATGCACTATTTAGCCTGTAGGTCAAAACAGAAGGGGAAAACCCTCGGCCAGCTGTGGCGCTAGGCGTTGTGTAGATAACGTTGCCGTCGTATTCGACTGCGCCAGCCGTTGCTGTCGTCAGGTTGGTGCCTGACTGCATGGTCAGCGGTGACAACGAAGTGGTGCCAGCCGCAAGCGTCAGGTTGCTTGTCAGCGTTCCACCAGTAAAACCGCTACTAGGCGGAGCAGCCCATGTACCATCAGCCCTTAAGAAGTTACTAGTACCACCACCAGAAGAAGGAGTTAAACCATCTAGAGAACTAGTAAACAAAGGCAAGGTAACATCATTACCAGTGCTTGATTCAAGCAGCCTACTACTAGCAGTATAGGAGAGATCTGTACCTGATTGTGTGTTACTTAGTGTACCTCCACTTAGAGATAGACCAGTGCCCACACTAATTTCTTCTGCAACACCCGTACCAGCAGTACTTCTACCAAGTAGACGGTTAGTAGCCATGCTTGTACTAACTGTCTGTGTGCCGCTGTCATAGGAGATTGGTGCTGTTGCAGCAACCACACCTGCAGGACCAGTAGCACCTGTAGCTCCAGTAGCACCTGTTGGGCCTGCAGGACCTTGGGGACCTGTTGGGCCTGGAATGCCAGTATTTACTTGATCAAAATTATTTGTAAATGGATTAAGTTTATATGGCATTGTTTTTAGTTATGTTGAACTGTAATTCCACCAGATACCCAACCTTTCTGAGGTTGATTAGAATCCCCTACATATTGAACTCTTCCTGATGGTCCAGGCGGTCCAGGTAAACCGGGTTTCCCTTGAGGACCAACGGGACCTTGAGGACCAGGCAGACCACGTTCCCCTTGAGGACCAGGCTCACCATCTAAACCATCCAAACCATCTTGTCCAGGACGACCTTGAGGACCTATCAATGATACACCTTGCGGCCAACCATCAGCGGACTTAGGTCCGTAGATTAACCAACTATGGTAATCAATATAGAATTGTCCAGTCTCTCCAATAAACGGAGATGGAGGATTAACACCACTCAGAATACCAAGGCCATCTGCCCCATCTTTACCAGGAGCACCAGGCTCTCCTTTGGGCCCAGGTGGGCCTTGAGGGCCTGTCTCACCTTGAGGGCCTGTCTCACCATCTAATCCCGGTTCTCCAGGCTCTCCAGCTTCTCCTTGAGGGCCAGGCGGAGCATACTCAGGAACAAAGGCAAGTACACCAGTGATCGGATTGAGGCGGAACATTACGAGATTCTGGTAACACTAACGAGGTAGCCATTACCATCATAACTCATGTTGACGGTAGAAACAATTTGGCCGCTAGATCCACCAGCACGATAGACAACAGTTGTAGGGTTACCGTTGGCATCATTGGTAATGCTGATGTAATCATGTTCGGGTACACTAAGACCCGTTTCCATTTGTCGGCTTGAATACCGACCAGTTGCAATGTTAGGCATAAAACAAAGTAGTTGGATGGTGGGCAGAGCAGAAATAAATTCTGATGCCCAAACACTTTAAGCTCCCCTCAAGAAACCAGGCAGCTCTTGACCACCTTTATTCTTGAGTTTGCGTTGCTGCAATTTACGCAGCATCTCAGGACTTGCATTAGGAATACCTTCATAGCTCTGTCCACCAGGAATATATGGTTGATTCAGATCGAAGCTCTTACCTTGTGCAATCTTGAGGTTGTTTTTATTTTTCTTTTGATCTTTAAGTTGCTTCATACTCAGGGCCAAGCACTCAAAGTATTAGCTTGTGCCTTGACACCCTTAGGACTCATTTCAGTTAGAGTCTGTTCTGTTTCACCGTAAGCAGTGATAAACGCAGGTGATGTGCTAGTAAAGGTCACATATTGAACACTGGAGACTGAAGAGACTTTAGGATCAAACGGATTAGCGCGAGCCATAATTACCCAATAATAGGAGTTTGATGTGTAGCCAAGTCAAGAGGGAAGTTGTGGGCATTACGTTCGTGCATTACCTCAAAACCAAGGTTAGCTCGATTAAGTATATCAGCCCAAGTATTAACCACCCTACCATTGTTATCAAGAAGAGATTGATTAAAATTAAAACCGTTAAGGTTGAATGCCATGGTGCTTACACCAAGTGCAGCAAACCAAATACCAACCACAGGCCAAGCAGCGAGGAAGAAGTGAAGACTACGGCTGTTATTAAAGGAAGCGTACTGGAAGATGAGCCGACCAAAATAACCGTGAGCAGCGACAATGTTATAAGTCTCCTCCTCTTGGCCAAACTTGTAGCCATAGTTCTGAGACTCTTGCTCAGTCGTTTCACGAACAAGCGAAGAGGTAACCAGCGAGCCGTGCATTGCACTGAATAGCGACCCACCGAACACACCAGCAACCCCAAGCATGTGGAAGGGGTGCATGAGAATGTTATGTTCGGCCTGGAAAACCAACATGTAGTTGAAGGTCCCCGAAATACCCAAAGGCATAGCATCGGAGAAACTACCTTGACCAAACGGATAAACGAGGAAGACTGCGGTAGCTGCCGCGACAGGAGCTGAGTATGCGACAAAGATCCAGGGCCTCATCCCTAGTCGATAGCTAAGTTCCCACTCTCGTCCCATGTAAGCATAGATGCCAATGAGGAAGTGGAACACTGTAAGTTGGAACGGACCCCCGTTGTAGAGCCATTCATCAAGTGAATTAGCTTCCCAAATTGGGTAGAAGTGTAGTCCGATGGCATTGCTGCTCGGAACGACGGCTCCCGATATGATGTTGTTTCCATAAAGAAGACTCCCAGCTACGGGCTCACGGATGCCATCAATATCGACAGGGGGAGCCGCAATGAATGCAATGATGAAGCAAATGGTGGCCGCGAGGAGACACGGAATCATCAGTGTACCAAACCAGCCAACATATAGACGGTTATCAGTGCTGGTTACCCAGCTACAAAAAGAGTCCCAGGTATTACGCTGGGACTTTGGGGCTGCAAGAATAGCAGTCATAGTTGAAGTTAATTAAGACGTGTTAATTTAACTCGTCCAACTCCAGAGGCAGTGAGACCGATAGCATCAGCCGCACCTTTACTGAGATCTAATTCCCTACCATGAACATAGGGACCTCGATCATTGACCCGAACAACGGCACACCTTTTGAAACAAACACGAAGTTTAGTACCAAATGGGAGTGTCTTGTGCGCTGCAGTAAGGCCGTGTTGATTGTATCGAGAACCACTAGCTGTTAGGTTGCCATGGAAGCCAGGCCCATACCAACTAGAGATCACCGACAGAGTAGTTAGAAGAGGAATCATAATAAGATAGCGAAGGACATTCTTATTTCCGTCTACTCATTAAGGCTCGGCACTACTCGCTAGGGGCTGAGCCTCTATCGATCAATAACCCTTCTTGGTTGAAGGCTTCATTTTAACGGGCTTACCGGTTTTAGAAGCAGCTTTCTTAGCTGCAGCTTTACCAGCAGGAGTATAGGGATACTCTTTGTTTCCGACTTTAGGCATGAGATGTTCTCCTATTTTTTCTTAGCTGTTTTAGCTGCTTTCTTAAACTGAGCAGCGGTAGGTGCACCTGGAGTACCAGGCTTCCTCATCTTCTCATTAGAGCCAGCTGCAATACGCATACGTTTAGCATGAATGTTAGCGTACAAACCAGGCTTAGCCATTTAACATTTCCATTTACGGAGGGCCAGTGCTTTGCGAGTAGGTCTGCCCTTCTCGTCTTTCATTGGTCCCTTCACACCACCCATACGAGCACAGAAGGAACGCTTACGTGGCCCTCCTTCAGGCTGTGGAGCCTTCAGGTTAGAGCCAGTCTCTCGGTTGTATTTAGCACGACCAGCAGCCGTTAGGCCGCCAGTACGTGATTTGTGTACGCCAATCTTTAGACTGACGTTACTTTTTCTTTGTGCCATTTCCTTTATGGCCCTTCTTACCGCAAGACATTACTTTTTCTTTTTTGATTTAGATTTACCAGCGCTGCTAAGTGCTGCAGCAACTGCTTGCTTCTGAGGATAACCTTCTGCCTTCATCTTGCGAATGTTGGCTGATACAGTCTTATCAGAAGACCCTTTCTTAAGGGGCATCAGAGTACTCCAGGGATGATTTGACCAGTCACTAGATAAGCGCCAACAGCAGCCACGAAACCAAGCATAGCAAGGCGACCATTGAGGAGTTCAGCACGTTCGTTATGAGGTACGGTGTAGTCTTTATCAGTGTACATGGTGGGTTCTTTAGCGAAGACGTTGGTATCGTTCATTAGGTGGGTCAGAATTGAATGTTGGATCGTTCTAGTTTGTCTGCAATATCAGCACGATACGCAGGATCCTTATCGTAACGTGGGTCACTCATAGCAGCAACAAGTTCTGCTTGAGAGCGGAATACATCAGCACTAGTTTTAGGTGCGTTGCCAGTCAGCAACCTACCATCATAACCTTCGGCATCTTTATAACGAAAATTAAGTGCCTGAGCTGCGAAGAACATAGCAAGGGGATCACCACGATCCATCACAGTATCGTACATCTCAATCTCCTGTTGGGAAAGATTACTACTTGCCCATTGAAGCATGTTGTTGTACTCTGCCTCACCACCAATTGATGCTTGAATTTGTTCAACATCATCTGGGGTAGCTTGAACAGCGGTTGTATCCTGTTGCTGTTGTTGGTTTTCTAGAAACAAATTAACAACATCTACAGGGTCCATACCTTCTACCTGTTTAACTAGATCTTGATCCCACTCACCTTGTCGGTAAGAATCCATAATCTGTTCATACAGGTTAACCTGTTCAGGTTCTTCTGGTGTAGAGTCTACATCCTCTTGAGGCTCTTCTTGCTGAGCCTCTTCCTTTCCACTTAGTTTCTTTTGCAGCTCAAGGTAGCCACGTTCAAGTTCTTCAGCTGAACGGTATTTACCAGCCAGGAGTTGATTCTGTTCCTGAGCAAGACGTTCTCCAATTTCTAGAGATTCTTGTTCATCTGCAGTCAGTTCTCCTTCAACTTGTTCGTAGGGATTAAGAGTAATTTCGTTTGCCATTTGCAGTAACTACGGTTAGATTACCAAGACCGACAGTCTTGACATAATCGGGTGGACGACCGATCGTTGGTTCACCAATTTTGGAACGTCGCATGTACGGAGTATCAGTAGATACTTCTTCAGGGCTAGGCGGTGATACTGGGGGGAGCGGTGGCTGCTTCGACCTCTGGGGTTTGGTTGGGGTTGCTTTGTCCATAAATTTGGTTAAGAGCTTCAGGATTCTTTTCGGGATCAAGGAGTGGAGTATTAGCAAGAGCAGCTGTCTGCTTAACCAGTTCCATCTGTTGAGCTTGCTGCATACCATCCTGACGTTGTTGCTGTACTTCAGCCATCGATTTAACAAGGTTCAGTACATCAATACCTTGAGCAGCAGCTAGACGTTTGATAGCTTCGTCAAGGTTGAGGAAAGTATTGACAGCCTCTGGGCCAAGTGTCTGAGCAATAACAGTAAAGAACTGAGCAAGAGATTCTCTGTCTTGTCCTCTGCCCAATGCGTTGATACCAGCAACAATCGTTGGCCGTACCAAGTCCTTTGGAATCCTCGGGATTTCTGCTGTCTTTTGAAGAACCGACAGCTTGCGGTTTAGATAAGGTACAAGGAACTCAACAGTCAATAGGGAAAACAATCCACCTAATTGTTGTTCTAGTTCCATTTGAGTCATACGTACTTCTTCAGCAGTAGTACGCTCACTATCTCGAACATTAAGAATAAGGAATGCTTCACTCAAACGCCGTTCTAGTACGCTAGCCATTTCCATAGCAGTACGGAAGTCTGCTGTTTTACCAACAGTGATAGCAGCGATGTCATCAGGACGGCCCTGAATGATGGCTCCGTTCCCCGCAGCAGCGAGGGATTGGGGCTTGGTAGTAGAGCTAGGAGAGACAGTGAAGATGACCTTAGCAGCGACTGCAGAGCCCTCTACGAGCGCTTGCATTAGAGCTTCCAGAGAACGCAGATCTCCTAGGAACTCTTCTACTCTACCACGGCCATAAGGCTCACCATCTACAACATTAAACCTCAAGGTTAACCAAGGGTTTGCATCCAGTGGTGCCTTACCTTGAGAACCTGGAATGATTTTATCGAATACTTCTTGGTGCCAAATGAATCTATTGTTGTCACGACGCACATGTGTGTACACATCTACATCTTCTTCACTATCAGATCCATCTTCTCCTGGAGAATTAACAGGTTGGATGTTGTTAATTACTGGAGATAGAAGTTTTCGACTAATCCGTTCTTTGGTTACGATTTCTAGCACCTCACCGTTACCATCTCGATCTACGACATACCTATTCAATGGATACAGCTTCAAACCCTTAGGTCCCATGTAGATCAAAGCATTACCACCTACTACCAGATGCTTAAGAGCTTGGTGTACGGTAACGCGATCACTGGATGCTGCAATAATTTCCATTACTGATCTTTCAAGCTTTGCAAATGAAAGGTCAAGATCAGAACGTGCTTCAGGCGGAAGATCTACACCTACTTTTGAGTCGTCGATTTGTAGCTTAAAGAAGCTGGTTTGTGGAGGTAGAAGAGCAAGCATCAATTTTGATGCAAGTGTAACAACTCCTTTGGCACCGACTGACTGCCATGGTGTAATCAACCTTGCCCGTACGCTACGCCCAATGTCATCATCATCATGAAGAAGTGTAGGGAGCGTAAGCTTAGAGCACTGAACGGCTGTGTCTAGAAACGAAGTACGATATTTAGTTAGATAATCGTATCTTGTTTTTGCGGTCATTTAATTATCCAAGATTAATAGTACTAGCGAATGGAGTATTTGTACTGATTTTCATTGACCCATATCCCTGAGCACCACTTTTAGCCATTTTACGGCTTGATTTTTTAGTCCTAAACCCAGTAGCAGTGGCCCCTACATCTTCAACAACAGTAGGAAGCTGAGCAGTAACAGTAGGGTCAGTGATGGATGAGCCTGTAGAGTCTATTGCAGATGTGTCACCTGTGTCTAGATACGTTGGCGCTACTGGTTTAGCAGTAGCAGTGGTGAGGGGTTTGGTTGGCTTGTCAAGCTTAAACGTTGGGAGACTAGCCGCTTGTGGTTGTACCTTCAGTGCTTGCAGTGCTGACAGAAGCGAGTCACCAAAAGTATTTTTCTTTCTTGGGGTGGAAATTAAAGAGGGAGCAAGAGGCCGCTTTGTTAGGTTTTCAATAGAAAACGGTGATTTAGATTTAGCCATTATAGTCGTCGGATAAACGATAGTTAATCCACTCTACTACGGATCGCTGGCCAGAGCGATACATAATTAATGAGTGTGAGTCATCCGGGTGGGGATTAGTTGGCGGAAAGTTCTCCTCAAGTTCATTAAGGATGGCCCTCAGTTGAAGGCCAGATGTTTCAAGCGTATTGAGGGAGATTGGGGTTTGCATGTTCAAAGAAGGCAGGCATACGTGCTCGTTTCGTGTCAGAAAGTTCAGGAGCCTTACCTTCGTACATCAGGCGATCACTTGCATCCAGCCAAAATTTTTTGTCCAAATATTTGTTAGTGGACGATTTCAAAGGCGTCATAACCCAATTGATCGTCGCTTTCCTGAGCTTGTCGAGAGATGGAGATGGTTCATATCCAAGTTCCCTGCAGACAAGAGAGTTGGCAGCCACATGGACTTGCTCATCTCGGCTGATGTCAGCGGATACGGTCCTGAGACCAGCATCACCATTAAATCGAAAGAACGGGAGTAGAACGAAGAAAAGCGCACGTTCGGCAACCAGTGCTTTGAGGACCGTGTGATCAGGATGCGCAATCCACGCTTCTCTGATTCGCTTGGCTTCCGCTTCAGCTTTAGGATCAACACCGAGAGCATTGGCGATGTAACCGAGAGCCAAGTCGTGGTTTTCTTCGTCTTTGATATTAGATCGGAGTAGGTCTTGCGATAGTACTGGAATTTCAGAAAGCGATGCTTCAATAAAGTCACCTACAGGTAGTTCCATATGACGCATAGCAAGAGCACGAAAGATAGTTTCTTCCGCACCCTCAGCAAGCTTGCCAGCTGTGGTCTGTACAGGAGACCACTTCCTTTTTCGACTTTGTAGTTTTTCGTAGGGGTTCATTCGCCGCAATTACAATCAGGAGCAGGGTCGTTTAGAATAGACTCCAGGTAATCATCGACTTCAGTTTCATCCAATGCTGCATATGCGCTGGATTTGTCCTGAACATCACCCATTACCTGAAGGGAGTAATAAAGAGAAGTTTGGGGGCTATCCAGCCACTCTTCAATGAATGCTTCATCGTAAGTGATCACATCACTCCACGAGTTAAAAGAGTATCCATGAAGAAGTCCCGTCTTATCGAGCAGAGATACAATGCCATCTGCTACACGCTTGTAGTCTTCCCAGCCAACTTCAGATGCGATCTCAACAGGACCGTAATCAAAGCTCTGGACACCAAATGTACCACTGTCACGGTCAACTTGGCGGGCAATAGGAGGAGCGATCTCAGGGCAAGTAGTATACCCATTCAGATCCTTATAGCGGTAGCTGCAGCTTGCTGTAGGGGCAATAGCAAAGGCACGATCCATGTTGTTGAGACGTGCTGTATGCGCTGCTGCTTGGATACCTGCGTTGATCTCAGCTGCAAGAATGTGGGCAGGAGTCTGAGCCATCCGATAGTTCAGAATATCATCCAGTGCCTCACCGAATTGTTTGTAAGTGACACCACAACGTGCTAGAAGGTTGGCAAGTCCCAGCATTCCGAGACCGACTTGGCGATCTGTCTCTGAAGGGAGGTATTCTCCGCTTTCTCCAACATTTGTTTTGCCGTGAAGTGAGCACAATTGGGACATTCCGTGGACAAATGCACTTTGAATGTCATGGAGTTCACATCCGCCGAGGTTGACATGTTGAAGTAGACAGGTGCCCCGGCTTGGGAGATAGACTTCCAGGCATACGTTACCCCGGATTCGATTTCCATTTTTGTCAACCTTAGTTTTGTTCAGCCAGATGTCTCCCTTACGGATACCTTGGAGGAGTGCTTCTCGTATTTCTTGAGTAGTGACATTCCACCAATGTTTATTGATGTTGACGCAACGCTTAACCCAAGGTAGGTCAGCACGGTCAGCAGTAATAAACTCAAGCACATCAGGATGGTTGAGATCCAGATGTAGAACCACAGCCCCATTTTTATAAACACCACCACGCCTCAGGATTTCGTTAAGGGTTGAGTAGATCTTTCCAAAGGATACTGGGCCGCTAGCCACAAGTCCTTTGCTGTTTTCAGAGCCTTTGGGTCGGAGTTTGGATAGATGGACAGCCACGCCAGCTCCGTAGCGTAGAGCGTGTGAAACAAAACGCCATGATGCTTCGATGCCATTAGGTCCCTCGATGGAGTCTTCGACAACGAAGACAGTACAACTGACGGGAAGACGGGATGTTGGATCATCAATCCAACTCTGTACACGGCCAGTACGTGCGATAAGTTCTTTGGTGGTATTAGACATTATTAGACAAGATCAGTGAGTTTAGGTTCTTGGTAGTTAGGTCCCTTGAGGATCTTACCATCCCCACGTCGAATAGGTTGACCGTTTTCATCAAGTTTACTCATGTTGCTTTGATGAACACGATTCAATGCTTCATCTAGATCCCACTTAAGGTTCTCTGCGTATTGATAGCAGACATAAACTAGATCAGCTAACTCTTTAAGGCAGTCAGCAGCGTTGATAGTCAGTCCCATGATTAGTTGATTCTCAGCATCTAGGAACTCTTTGAACTCCTCAACGATCAAAGTCCGCTGCATAGTCCGTGAAGCTGGCGTCGTACTGTTCATCACTTGGAAACCAGCCCTGAACTCCTTTGCCTGTTCGCTGATGAAGGATTTCTTGCTCAAGCTCATTTTGAAGATAGTGGATTGCTTTAGTTAGATCTTTGATGTAAGCGTCTGTCATGCTTTTGCCGTCGATGCCTTTGTAACCGGCACGGCAAATGTATTTAATTGCGTTGCCAAGATGAAAGTTTAATCCTTGATCTCGGATGAAGTCCCAAACTTGAATATTGCCTCGTCGGTAATACTCGGGTCCACAGGAGTTGCTGTTGGCCATTTAGATACAAGATTGACTACGTTGTTACTTAGAACAAAACATTGGTGTTGTAGAGCCATGAAGACAGTAATGATGTCCTCTTTCTGTGACTCCGGGTGGCGCAGTGCGTCTTCAATCTGACGGAGCTTAAATTTCTGCTCCATCTTTAATTCAGTCACTACTGGAGGGGGTCCAAGGTCTGACTGTTTGATTGGTGAAATCATAATCTTCTACTTGAAGGATCTTTGCTAATCGTGCATTGAGTAGTGCAACTGACTCATCGAGATCCTTATCAGCAAAAGCATCTACAACGGTCTTCCAGGTGTCTCCATATTTATCAAGAAGGTCTGCGGCTTTCTTAACGCCAATACCAGGAATACCAGCATAACCATCGGTCTGATCGCCTGCCATAGTCTGTATGAGGTGCCATCTACGCCCATCTTCAGGGGTAATGGTCACCACGCCATCAGAGAGGTCGTACAGGTCACCAGGGATCTGCCTCATGTCCTTATCAGGCGAGCAGATGATGTGCCCCTTCTCTTTGGTTGCGTAGATTCCTATAGCGTCATCAGCTTCTAGTGTAGGGAGAATTACGACCGTGTATTCCTCCTTGAGTTTATTGATGACTCTTTTATAGCCGCACGGTTTCTTTCTGTTTCGATGTCCTTTATAGTCTGGATACAGAGATTTACGGAAATTGATAGAATCAGAAAAAAACAGAATAGAATCGTCAAAATGTCCCAGATCGTTAGCAATGTTATAAAGCTCCCGTTCTACATACTCGTATGCTTCAGAGAAGCGACTGGTAACAGTGATTACATCATCACCCCAATCAATCTCTGATTCGGAAGCAGCACAACATTTGTAGACGATATAATCAGCATCAATGAGAAGGCTCATTGCTAGCCTCCTCGTATCCAGACATGTAAGCTTTAACTAGCCAATTGTACAGAACATCTTGTCTTGTTTTCTCGTCTCCTATAGTGCAATCTGAATAGAAAATTTCTGATCTCCATGAGCGGTGATTGTAGTCACCGTTAAACCATTTAGAGAAAGCTTGCTCCTGTTTATCTCCGTGGTATGTCATTTACCCTGACCTCTCCGAAGCTTACGCCCATGGGAAGGTAGAGATCGAGTCCCATTGCCTTGATGTGTATGTTTGAACTTAGCTCGTGATTGAAACTCTTTACGGCCAAGGTTTGTCTTTGATTTAGTAGCCATTAGTGTACATCTGCCCAGGTGGAGCCGATTTTCCCCTCAGCAGCAATGGGGATTCGGAGGTTGTAGTATTCGCCAGCTAGCGCAGCGCATAACTCAAGATGGTTCTTGAGATCTTCTGCATAAGCTGGCAGGCATTCCCACTGTAGTTCGTCGTGGATGAATGCAAGTTGATGAGTGTGACTGAGATAGTCGTTGTCAATGGTAGGGAAGTTCTGATTAGCGATGACCATCCACCGCTTTGCAACCACACCTGCCCCTGACTGCAAAAGGTAGTTGAGTGCCTTGTGGGGGCTATCTACTGCGATCTTACGTCCATCTATCGACTTGACAAAGCCTCTGTCACCCGCTGCACGAACAGCGGCAAGAAGATCACCCAAGCCGTCAATGGCAGCAACATAAGCACTTCGGATTTCAGCCCCTTTTTCTTTTGCCTTGTTCGGGGAAAGGCTTTGGTCATAACTAAGTCCTATCTTTTGGTCGCCTGCTCCGTAGAGGAAGGCATAAGTTACAGTCTTAACTAATCGGCGTGATATACCTATCTTGTCGGCGTTTTCTTGGTGAATGTCTCCATTAAGAAGTACGTCTCCATACCTGCCGCCATCGTACCTAGCTAAATAGTGAGCCAACATCCGCAACTCAATACCAGCTAAGTCAGCACCGACCATAACCATGGAAGGCGACGCGGTAAAGAGTTTTCTGAATGATAAGTCACTCGGGACCTGCGCAAGGTTTGGATTACGGTGAGCACATCGGTGCGTGTTCGTACTGACTGAACAGTGATGGTGTATTCGATTGTTTTTGACTAACTTCAACCAGGCGTTGTTGCCTTCAGACAACATACCGAGGCTTTTGGTTAACTCAAGGCAACGCAAGAATTGAAGAGCTTCTTCGGTTCCTATATCCTTGAGTACAGTCTCGTCAATGGCAGTCTTGCCACTAGCTGTCTCTTTATCTGGCACCCAACCATGGTGGTTCTTCATGACCCATGCAATGTGATCACGACTACCAGGGTTGAACTCCTTCAGTTTAGTGAGAGGAGCGCCTGCGACGTATCCCGTTGTTCGGTTAACTCTTTTAGGAGTAAACTCTCGATCTTTAATGAGAGGGTACCTGTTGCGTAGTAGCTGAGTAAGTGTTTCAAGCTCTCTTCGGAGAGTCGATTCAAGTTCCCATGCAGCTCTTTCATCAAAGTACCACCCATGTATCTCTTGTTCTGTGAGGATGGTTGCAACGTCATGTTCTAGTTGGATGAAGTCAGGTATGGGTGGAAATGTTGCCATAACTTCTGTGTTACCTTTACGTCTTGTATGCAGTAATCCTGCATCTCTTGTGACCAGTTCTTCCAGTCAGTATCCTTACCAAACTCTCCTTTGTAAACGCCGAGCCTGTATCCATAGGATTCAAGTGAGTGGCGACCTTGAAGCCGTGGTGGCATATTCTTCCACTTACGCTTCTGGTCTGTCTTCAGCATATCAGCGTGATAAATACGACTGAGAACCAGAGTATCAATAATCCTAGGACCGGGGGTAAACCAAGGATAGAGCTTGCGGAGCACAGGAATATCGTAGCCAATGATATTGTGGCCAATAAGGCAACAGGCATCTTCTAGTAGCTGAACACCTTTTGTAATTGGTTGCTCACTGCCTTCATCATTGAAGACAAGCGTCTGATTAGTGTCGAGATCATAGATGCCGATACAGTGGATCTTGGTAGCATCATCGTAGAGACCGTCAGTTTCTAAGTCGAAGATTAGGTTCATTTACCCTCCAGCTCGGCGGCGTGCGGCGCGGAGCGAAGGGATCAGTTCGGGATGTGTGGCCAGGTTTTGCCAGTGAAGCCACTCACAACACGCCTCCAGTTCCTGGTCGGCGCCCCAGCGGGCGGCTTGAGTGGCAATGAAAGTTACAAGTCCTTCGTGTTTAACCTTGGCATCAATCCAAGCTTCGTTCCATTGATCTACTAGTTCTTCTGGCGGAGTAATTGGGTGTTCTTGAGTCATTTACCAGTCCAGCGATAGGTCTTATCGACGAACTGTGCTCGCTTGACTGCCTCAGGAGTGGGAGGGTTAGGTTTAGTCAGCATTGCTTGCTGATGCGGAGATTCAAAAGTCTGTACTTGCGTCGAACTCTTCTGCTGCTTCTGTTTCATGGAATTTACAGGTGGATAAATCATAACTTAGATTGCAAGCGATGCCAACTTCGCCCGAATAGCGATTTTTAAGGACTCGCACTGTTGTATTACTTCCTCCAGCTGCGGCCTGTTGATCGCGTTCGAGTGCAATAACTCCGTCAGAGAGTTGTGCAATTGCCGCACTTCCGCGCAGCTGTCCAAGTGTAACCCGTGCCCCTTCTTCATGGTTAGTGTCTCCAGATGTTCGTCGTAGATGTGAAACAAGGAACATGGCAACACCCGTACGCTCTACAAGAGAACGTAGCTTAGTCATTGTTGTATCTATCATCCGCCTCTCGTCTCCATCGAGGCCAGAAAGCAGAATAGATAGGTGGTCAAGGAAGATTACCTTCGCATCAAGACCTGCTGCCAGGTATTCAATTCGATTGTAGATCAAGTCAGGATCGAATGAACCAAAGCCATCAAACAGGAATAGGTTCCACTTCGCTAGTGTTGCCTCGTACGCTTCGGTCAACGTCTCTCGATCATACTCTCCAAGATGGAGCGATTTGCCTACAGCAGCGGACATTAACCCTAGGGCCGTTCTACGATTTGACTCTTCAAGTGCCAAATACCCGACTCGTTCGCCGTTACTGAGAAGGTTAGTTGCGAGTTCACGACAGAACGAGGATTTTCCGATGCCAGATCCAGCAGTAATTGTGACAAGCTCTCCGTACCGTATCCCGTGAAGCTTCTTTTGTAGCCCATTGAATGGGTAGTCATGATCAGATGGTGGAGAGGGTGTAGTTACTAACTCAAGGAGAGATCTGCCATCAACAATGCCATCTGGTCTGTACGGTTTAGCATCCCAAATAGCTCTGCGAATTGCTTCGGAGTCATTGGCTTGGAGAGCGTCTGATGCGTCCTTGTACGCCTCCAGACGGGCGATCTTTGTCTTGCCAGGTGGTAGGACGCTTGCCGCCTCCTCCGCCGCTTTACGGCCTGCCTCGTCATTGTCGAAGAACAGGACAATCTCCTCATAACCCTGGAGCCATTGGAGAGACCGTTGAATCGACTTCTTTGCCGAAGCGGCACCGCTAGGTAGAGAAACCATCGGCCACCCCGGCATAGCTTCTTGACAGCTAGCTGCATCGAGTTCTCCTTCGGTGATAACGACTCGTTTTCCAGTGGCGGGAAACAAATGTTGTCCAAAGAGTGTTCCAGGCGTCTCTCCTTCATAAGTAAATATTTTGTTTTTAGTCTTTACCTTACACCCTTTAAGTACGCCAGAGCTGTCGAAATAATGGAACCGTAGAACGTCTCCGTCTCGGTAGATTTTGTATTGCTGGCAGACCTTTTCGGATAGGTTTCGTTTCTGCAGCCGTTCAGCTGAGCCTTGTAGTCTGACATTGGTGGACATTTTATGAGTGTGAACGTTTTCGGTATTACCGTAGGCATTACACGAGAAACAAAAAGTGTGGCCATCTGAGTACAAAGAGTTTGCGTCAGATGACCCACAATTGTCACACGGTAAGTGCCTTACGAACTCGCTGTCGGAGTTCATCATATGCAGTGGCTTGATGGTCGTGATAGTTAAACCAAGAGTCGATTGATTTCAGGAATCCCTCAACAATTGCATCAGCATACTCCGGGTTATCAGAGTCTACATCAGCAAGAATATCAGAGAACGACTCTTCGTAGAACTCAGCAGTGCCGTACTCGAAACGAGTGGGGGTAGCAGCAATCATGTTAACCAATCAATGGGGATGGAGTGAAATGCACACCAAGGAAAGCCGTGTTTCTCAGCCCACTTGGCATAGGTTGTCTTTGATCCTTTGTAGATCTTGTTGTAAGGGGATTGAAATACGAAACGAATATCTAGATCAGGATTAGCAGCCTTGACAGCTTTCATCTTACGACGATCCTCTTCCGTCAGGTGGCCCTTTGTTTCAAGGAAGACACCATTAGGCAAGAGGAAGTCTGGCGTATAGTTGCACTGCAAGACATATGGTACTTTAGTTGATTCGTATTCGTACTTAACTCCCAAGTTGGAGAGAAGATCAGCGACCTTCACCTCCAGACCTGAGCGATACGCCATCAGAAGTCGTCGTCTTCTGCCACGGGCTCTTCATCGACCACAGTAGGCGGTGCTGAGTCAGCCTTGAACCCAGTGGTCTGCCCGAACAGAGCAGCCACCTCAGCGTCACCAAGGTCGCTCCTATCGACACCAGCAGAACCATTAAGCTCTACAACTTGCACTCCTACAAGCTTAAGGCTAGTGCCGTAGGTGACACCATCCTTGAGGATGTAAGGCTTTTGCTTGAAAGCAAGCTTCACCTTGCTGCCACTGTAGACAGGCAGATCAAGGTTAGTGATAGGTGTCCCTTCACTATCGACAACAGGTGGCCGGTTGGTTTCATTCCAGGAGAACTTAGCCTTGTACTTACCAGTAGACACCTCTTCCCAAGGCTCAGGTTTAAGTACACTACGCTTAGGGTTCTTCAGCTTACTCTCTGCCCACTTGAGAGTTTCAACTCGATCCTCTTCAAGAGTAGCGATCATCTTATCATCAAGGATCGCAGACAGTGAGTAGCCAAACTTACTAGGTTTCAGCACAGCTTGATAGCCTTCAAGGACAACAGGCTGTTGGGTAATGTGGATGGGTTGTGCCATTAACAAAAGAAATAGGTGGATTCAATCACGGTCTCTGGTTCCAGATCACCAATGATCGGTGGTTCAGTCTCTGCCCCGATCTGCAGGGCAAAGTCTTTTAGATAATCATGCTCTGCGAATAAGTGCATGTATGTTTCTCGTACAATAGTGGACAAGGTGGACATGTCCGTTGCACGACAAAGCACAGAATCGTGAATGAGAGCAATTGGTGCGTCAAATCGTAAGACAGCTAAATGGAGCAAGGACGCATCTAAACTATGGATAAGATTAGGAGCAGTAGCGTTCTTGTGATGGTTGATGTCAACCTCATCTGTGTCACCAACTGCAACCTTCATCTTACAGCGACCAAGCAGTTGTAGATCTAAGACCTCAAACTGTTTCTTGTTCAGCTTTTGGTGTACGACAAACCCAGATGGTGTTGTCCACTCAAGGAATGTCTTGCCAGATTTAATAGCATTAGCTACTTCCTTCTCAATCCACGTCATCACGGCCATGGGACCAGGGACGACACGATTCATAGCATCTCTAACTGCCTTGACAGTTGCGGTTAGATCTTCTTTAGAGATCTCTACGCCCTTTTCAGTTAAAGCTTCTCGGATGTAGCCACGATTAGAGAAAGGTTTAGCGTTATACGGTACTGTCATCACTACCCTCTTGACCGTCTTCCTATCCATATATGGTTGAATAGAAGCAGGGCAATGAGGTGTAGCTTCCTCAGCAACTACTTTGTAAGCATCTTGTGGTTTATCACCAGGTAAGACATTAACAAGGCGAGCGGTATTACGATCTCTAGCAAGACCTGCTAGAATTTGTAGACCTGAACAGGTAGCATCTGTTGCTATCATCAGTCCAGTGAACTGTCTATCAGCTGCGATCACGCAATGATAGTATTCTTCACATGCTGCTAGAAACTGCCATGGTTCTTCTGCTGCTTCCCATTCAGGTAACGATCCAATTGGATCTGTGGCAACTTGCGTGATGAGTGTGATGTTATTTCGTACCCACTCAAGACGCTCTACCATTGCAGCCTTATCTAGACCATAGCAGGTAGCAACTTGAAATGCTATCCAATCCTCAGCTTCAGGTGTCATATAAGCCTCATCAGCAAGACGAAGCAATGACTTACCGAAGTCAGTATCTTGGGGAGTTAAGAAACTAGGAATAGGGTAAGCTCTACCTCTATAGTCAAAAGACCACGGTATGTAGAACTTAGGTACATCCTTGAAGCGTTTTACTGCTTCCATTGTCATGCGAGTTCTACATGACTTCTTAAACTCTTGAGCATTGGTATTCATCACAGCTGCTGCTCTTCTCCGATAATCCTTACGACTATCGTAATTAGTTTCAATATCAGCAGGTTTAGCAGGCAGCTCGTGATGAACGATAGGGAGAAACTTACCGACTGAACGTTCCAGTCTGCTTAGTTCTTCAGCAACCCCTACAATAAAGGGGTTTAGTCGATAAGCAACCTTCTGAATCTTGTTCAAAAAGGCATAGGGTATCTCCCCCTGTATACATGGGTGGTTGCCCCGGCGAACCATTTCATGTCCGTGCATCACCTCGTTCAAGATGTAACCACCAGACCTACCAACAGCCCAATCATTAGGTTCGATTAGCATTGGCCATGCAAGTGGAGCAAAGAGTTCAGCATCCTTCATGATGCGATCCTTGATCTCAATGAACTCAGGTGTAGGGACAACGTAATTAACGCGGTTCTTACCCTCTTGTTTGAGTTCTTTGGTAAACCAGTTGCTTGTTTGGATAATACAATCCAACAACCACGTACCTAGTTTGATACGATTAGTTCTACCCCATGCAGGCCACTGATCTACCTCACAACGATTCATCAGTGTTCGTATAACAACGAGCTTCTGATGTGTGCCCATTGAACTATGGTAGTAGTTCTTCTTGAGTGTTGCCAGTAAACCCGGAGCATTACGTTCATAGTGACGCATCTGGCATTCAGCCTCAACAGCCGAACCAATAGCATCACACACTGAAACAAGTTGATCACTGCCCTGCTTAAATGAGAATACCTTATCAAAGGTTATCTTAAGTGCAATAGCAGCGGATGCCATAGGTTCAATGTCCGATAGGTAGACAGCAATCTCCTTGAATGCTACTCCGTTTTGTCTTTGGTAGATCCTATGGTTGGTCTCCTGGATACGTTCAACCAGCTTAGGAAGAAGAGCATCAATAGAAGCCACGCCATAAATTGTGGCAGACGCATAACTCTTTTCCTCTAGTTGTCTGCGTTGTTCATGCAGTCGCTTGAGTCCTTGATTGATTTGGTCTCTTTCTAGTTGAACTTGTGCATCAATCTCTGCTGGTGTAGCCAAATAAACCTCTCCAGGTAATTAGTCATTAGTGACCATGCAGTATTCTACCACATCGGAGTCATCAATTAACTGCTCTTGTGCCAGTTTGATGATCTCCTCTTTGAATGGGTGATTCTTAAGTTGATCGATTAGTTGTTGAAGACGACGAGAGAAAACAAGATCAGTCATTGTACTCAGGGGATAGGTGGTGAATAGCTTTGTGGTCACATACTGCAAACTCTACATCAGGTGTAGCTAACAGTTTTTCTACCTTGTTACGAGCAGCGCTAGGCTTGCTGTAGACAAACTCTTTAACCTTGCCTGACTTACGATCAGACACACGAATAATGCAAGCAACAGAGCTAGGAAGTTCCCAACCTGCTACCTTCCACGACATGATCTCCTCAAAGGTATGAGGGATGAATGCATCATCAGGTGCATCTTTATATTCTTGCCAGTTGTTAGGCAGATAATCCTTACCAGGCATCAGCAATCCTCACATTAAGTAGTTTCTCATTACGCTGCCCTGATAGCTCTAAAGCAGACCAGGCAGCTTGTTCGTTATCACGAGCAAGTAAGTACCAAACACCAGTGCTAGTAGTGACTTCGTACTCTTTGAGTGGCTTTGTCATTGTCAACATGGCGATGAGTGTGAATCAGGATTTAACACAAAGGAACTTAGCAATACGCTCAAGTTGTTGAGTTAAATACGATACTTGTTCAGCATCATAGTAACCAGCTGTTGCTTGAGTGCGTACACCTTGAGCAGCAAGGTCAACCAACTCAAGACGCAGCTTGCGTTGCTCATCAGTCAGTGCTTTAGCCATTAGTTGTCCTCATCGAAGGTGAAGTATTCATCAAGGTAAAGCCAGATGCGGTGCTCTATGTCATTGGCTAAGATCTGCTCACCCATAGGCGTTAACTCAACATCTGTATTCAGGAACGTATGCTCAATCCCCTCACGAATAAAGCGATCAAGCAATGCACGGGTGTTGACTTTCATACAGCCTCGTTAAGTGCAATGTCACAAAAGTCATCAAGCCACGCATTAAGCGTAGACCACTCTTCCTCATTAAATACCTTGCGTGAATCATCACACACTAAAGCATACTTTACTGCCTTCATGAGGGGCTTGAACTCATCAGGGTAAACATCAACCTTAATAGCCGTGTCGTGGATAATTGTCATCAGTTAAACTCTCGCTTGTTCAGGTTGATAAGGTCACGATTAACCTTGTTAGCATAATACACACTTGTGATGCGATTAGCACGTTGATAGATTGTAGCCGTAGCGAACAACCCAACCATGCCAATCACAGCAAGGATAATGTTGGTCTCAGTCATAGTCATTCCGTAATTTCCTGAATTTGATCAATAACAAACTCACTAGAGAACTTAGTGCGGATGTGATTTAGGCAATCATCTAAGTCCTTAGCACCATCAACCGTTATAAATGTAAACTTACCAGGATTGTCTACTGAATCAAGAATAACTCTGAACATCATTAGTTGTTACGAAAGAAGAATGTACCGTTAGCAGTCTCAATATAGCAGAAGTCATAACGTAGGTTGTGATCCCACACATCTTGCCAATCTACAGCAGCGAGTACACACTCTGGAATCTGTGCATCAAGAACCTCAATGCACCAATACTCAGCGAACTCTTTCTCAGCCATAGACGCCCAACCATCATGCTCCCATTCATAGGCATCATCAAACTCAGACGCTGTATCAATACCAATGTCCTCAAGTTCATCAATGAACTCAATCAGCTCCTCATGCGTCCACTTAGCACCACTCCATTCATCAATGCGATCATAGAGGTTACGCTTATCAACACTTAGATCTTCATACTCTTGATCAGCAATGTCGTTGTTAGTCACAGGTACAACACCCTTGGCATTGAGTAGCTCAGTGTAGAACTGTGTGTACATAGCATTACCGTTGTCGTACACATAGCCTGCGTCCTTGATCATTTCAGTGCGTGTCAGCTCATTTCTATTAATAAGCTCCATCTTCTCATTTACGTACTCAACAAGTGCATCACCCTTGAGCATAAATGGAACAACAGCAGTGTCAGTCATAATCAGCCCTCGTGAGTGTGAATTACGTCAATGTAAGACGCTGGATACATATCACAGTACGCATCAAGCATCATCTCTGCATCAGAATAACTAGGAGCATTATCTAAATACTCCCAATTACCCTCATCATTCATACGTGCAATGTAGTATGTCATTGATTGACAAGCTCGTACAAATACTGGTCGACTTGATCATTGTTACGGATGAAGTCCTCTACATCATTGAGATCATAGAAAGCATCACCATCTTGATCGCCATACGGATCAATCAACACATACTCATCCTCATCATCACTAAACCGTTGAACAAGGTCATAGCTGGTGCATTCTTGCACAGCATCACGCAGTTGATCAAAAGTAAACACAGACATCAGAACTCAATCTCCTCAAGTGTAGGAACAGTGTTGGCAACAGGTTTGGTGAAGCTAGCTGTAATCATCTCAAGTACAGACAAGAGATCATCACCAGTAGTAGCCTTACTGAGAAGACCAGTAGCTACTTTACGGTCAAGAGTAAGAGACATAAGCAGTCCTCCAATAGTAGTTAGTAGTTGCCATGATCTAATTTATTAAACACATGTGGCTCTGTGTTAATGATTAGTAACAACGTGGTCGTGACAGCTGGTCGGGTTGCAACCATATCTCTGTCTCGCGGGATCGCTCGCTCCGCTAGTTCCGTATTGTGACGACCTAAATATGCAATTGTCTAGGTGCTGGTGGAAAGAACCGGGTCTCCTGTCCCCCACCGATGAGCCTACCATAGACCATCCAGGCTGCCCTGTCAACCCCTGATTAGGGCTCCTAGCTACCAATTAGGGATTTGGTATCGTGGCGTATGTCGTGCTGAGCTGCGTGTTAGTTTGCGTGAGCTCGAGTGTAACGAGTGCATGAGTGTGAATACAGTTAGTACATCCCCTGTAAGGCGTCTCGATACTGCATCAGGTCACAGTATACCTAATCATGATTAGAGCGGCCTTATAGCGCCTTCTAGACGTGTCTGAGAGCGTTATAGCTGCGCTGTACTGACGGAACAGGGAGGGCGGACAGATCACTTCGTATCTACCTATAGCAGCACCTTATCACACAGTACTAACTGATTACAATAACTTATCATTACCTATAACTATCACATTGCTTATTGCGATTCATTCTCAATAAGGCGTGGCAATAGATAACACAATGCACGCACACAGTTAATAACAGTTCAATCCTGCTATTACTATCTATCAACAGTAAATATCCTGGTCCCTATGTAATTATAATACATCAATCAGGGTGCATCCTGGATACCACTGCGTTGCCTATTCTTATAAGGGGCCATGGGGGTAAATGCCACCGCCCATGTCGATATAAGGCTTCTGAAATTTCTGTCAAAAATTAAAGGGACAACACAGGATGACCTGTAAAGCCCCTCTAACCAGTTAAACCTCCAGAGACATGCACACACTCGGTAAGTGCTCTTGCAGAAGCTTCCAGGCCTCTCTAGCGATGATCTGATGTTCAAGCTGTGTCCCGTTAGCACACCTAAGTTGACAATAATGAATCCAAGACCTAATTGTACCGTTCATATACAGTCGAGTCGGAGTACACAGTGGCAACACTTCCCTAGCACACTCTTTAGCGACACCAAGCTCAAGTAAACGCTCATATGCTCGGTAGCTTGTTACCAATGCCTTACCCAACACCTCATCACATTCTTTCAGTGTCTCAAGGCTAAGGTCATCAACACTATTCTGTCTATTCTTCAGATCCTGCCTTCTCATTTCAGGTAACTCAGGTCTAAGTTGTACCTCAGCATACCGTTGGCTAAACTCTTGAAAGCTGAAGCTCCTATGCCTGAGGATCTGTGCTGCTATACTCCTAGTTGTTTCTATTTCTACGCACATATTAACCATCTCAAATGGAGACCAATGTTTATGGTCAATGAGATATTTAATTAACTTTGCACTGGTCTCAGTGTTGTTTTGATTAGCGGGGTTACTGACTCTAGCCATATAGGCAATGAGTTGTTCAGCGTTAGGAGTAATGTGTACGAGTTTGACTTGGTGGGTAGTCATGAATGATGGTCTAACTGTTGGTAGGCGGATACTTTAATGTCGTCATACAATGACGGGATATAACGATGCCGAGTAGATACCGTATAGCCATCATCATCAAATGACTGCTGTTTTAACTCACTATAAGTTTGTACAGCTCTAAATACATATGTAGGCTGTTTACGATAAGTTCTACTCATACGTTAACGGAGGTTAGTAGGAGAGTTAATAACAGTAGATACAGTAGTGAGA